GCAGAATGAAATTTTTCCCCGGTTAGAGACATTTTTCAGGTGATTCATGCCAGGCCCACCACCCACTCCGACCCCGATCCTTAACGCTCGCGGAAGCTGGCGCGCGAAGGCGCGCGAGAAATCCGGCGAGCCGAAACTGCCGGTGGAAACGCCCAGCTGCCCGTCGTGGCTAAGTAAGGAAGCCAAGGCCGAGTGGCGGCGCCAAGTCGCGGCCCTCGTTCGCATGGGCGTGCTAGCGAAAGCCGACCGGGCGGCGCTGGCGGTATTCTGCGAAGCGTGGTCGGAATTCCAGCAGGCGAGCGAAACGATAGGTCGATCCGGCCTGTTGCTAAAAGACCCGGAGACGGGCGCCCTGAAGCGGAACCCGCTGCTCAAGGTCCGCAATGACGCGGCCGACCGCGTGGTGCAATTGGCCGGGCAATTCGGTTTCACCCCGGCGGCCCGGACGCGGCTGCGGGCAACCCAAGAGGACAAGAAGGATGACCCGCAAGGCAAAGCCCGGTTCTTCGCCGGTGCCGCCGCAAGTCGAAACTGAGACGGCACCGCCGCCCCTGCGGCTGGAATGGCGAAGCCCCGCCGAGCTGGCCGAGAACCCCGCCAACTGGCGTCGGCACCCGGAAATCGAGCCGAAGTACGTCGCGGTCGCCCTAGAACGCCTTGCCGGCATGGGGCTCGCCCCAGAGCTTTCACATGCCTGACATTTCCCCCGAGTGGTCAGCCCTTCTCCGCCTCATCCCGCAGTACGATCCCATCGTCACCGCCGGCGATGCGTGGTTCGATCCCGTCGCCGCCCAACTGGCCATCGACTTCTTCCCCGAATGTCTTCGTCACGTCGAGGGCGACCTGGCCGGGATGCCCTTCGTCCTCCAGCCGTGGCAGCGGTCGATCATCGCCAACCTGTTCGGTTGGAAGCGGCTGGACGTGCAGGGCCGCGAGGTGCGGCGGTATCGAGAGTGCTTGGTCTACGTTCCGCGAAAGAACGGGAAGGCCCTTGCGCTGGACACTCCGATCCCAACGCCGACAGGCTGGACCACGATGGGCCAACTTGCCGTCAACGACATCGTTTTCGCCGATGATGGACGCCCGACTCGCGTCATCGAGGCGCTTGATGTGCTGCAAGGCCGGCAGTGCTACCGGGTCGAATTCTCGGACGGCGAAGCAATCACCTGCGATGCCGAGCACCTCTGGGAAACAATTCCGCGAAGAAACCACCGTGGCCCGAGCTGCGGTTGGAAGGGGATGTCTCGCGGTGATTATAGGCCGCTGGCCCAAGAGCGGATTTTCACCACGAAGGAAATTCGTGACACCCTGAACGTCGAATGCGAAAGCAATACAAAACGGAACGGGGCAGAAAGAAATCACCGGATAAAGACGTGCGGACCTCTGCAAATTCCACGTCGAGAATTGCCAGTTGACCCCTACGTTTTGGGCGTTTGGCTGGGCGACGGCGACAGCGATTGTGCGCGTATAACGGTTGGCAGGAACGACACGGAAATCCTCGACCATTTGGCCGCGTGCGGTGTGAGTGCAAAACGTAACCGTTGCAGCAGCCTGTTTGAAGCTGTCAGGTATCGCATCGGCGGGAAGTCCTCATTGATGTGCAGTCGCGGCCATGAGCGCGCCATTCATTGGCGAAAGAACCATTGTCGCGTCTGCGAGCGCGAGACGGACCGAGCCCGACGAGGAGGCGCCAGCGTCCCACCGAAAACAAACGTTTGCCTCAACGCGCACTTGCGGGCAATGGGCTTGTTGAACAACAAGCACATTCCTTTTGAATACTTGCGTTCATCGGAAGAACAGCGCATGGCTCTCATGCAAGGCTTGATGGACACAGACGGATATTCGTCAGAGAACGGTTTGCAATGCGAATTCACGACCGTAAAGCCGGCGCTCCGAGACGGCTTCATTGAGCTTGCCACGAGTCTTGGATTCAAACCGAACCTGAAAGTTGGGCGCGCCACAATTTACGGCAAAGACTGTGGCGAAAAATACCGCATCACCTTTACTGCTTTTGCCGACCGCCCGGTATTTCGGCTTGTGAGGAAGAACGCCAGGCTTCGGCCGGCGCCGTCGAAACCGACACGTTCCATGTTCCGCCAGATCGTTTCCGTTGAGCCAGTCCCATCGGTGCCGGTCCGGTGTATCACGGTGGACAGCCCGCGCCAACTTTACCTCTGCGGCCGGGCCATGATTCCGACGCACAACACTCCACTTGCGGCAGGCGTTGCCCTGTACGCGCTTTTTTGCGATAACGAGCCCGGCGCCCAGTGCTACATCGCGGCCGGCGATCGGGAGCAAGCCGGGATGCTCTTCCGCCAGGCGCGCGGCATGGTGGATCAAGAGCAAGAGCTTTCTTCCCGTTGCGATATTTACGGGGGCCTTGCGGCTGGCGGGCAATCTCGCTCCATCGTCCGCAAAGACGATGCCAGCTTCCTTCGCGTCATCTCGGCAGAAGCCAACACGAAGCATGGCGGGAACACGCACCTCGCCATTATCGACGAGCTACACGTACAGCCGAACCGCGACCTGGTGGACGTGCTGCGGACCTCGATGGCGTCCGTCAACCGCCGGCAACCGTTGCTGGTCTACATCACGACCGCCGACTTCGGGCGGCCGAGCATTTGCAACGAGGTCCACGATTACGCTTGCAAGGTCCGGGATGGGATCATCGACGACCCGCGTTTCCTGCCGGTGGTCTACGAAAAACGGCCCGAGGAAGATTGGACCAGCGAGGAAACCTGGGCGCGGGTCAATCCGAACCTCGGCGTGAGCGTGAGCCTGGAATACCTTCGCGCCGAGTGCGTCAAGGCCCAGGAAAACGCCGCCTACGAGAACACCTTCCGCCGCCTGCACCTGAACGAGAAAACCGAAAGCGACGTTCGGGCGATTCCGATGGACAAGTGGGACGCTTGCGGCCTGTCGGCGGCGGGCGAACCGGCCGACTCAAAGTTTTGGCGCGAGGCGGCAATCGAGCGGCTGCGCCGGTCTGTTTGCACGGCCGGGCTGGACCTGGGCAGCACCTCGGACCTTACTGCCCTGGTGCTCCTGTTCCGCGAGAAAGCGGAGGATGGCGGGGAGACGTTTACGCTGCTGCCATATTTCTGGGTGCCGCGCGAGTCGGCCCGGCTGCGATCCCGCCGCGACCGCGTGCCCTACGAACAGTGGATCAAAGAAGGCTTCGTCACGGCGACGGAAGGGGACGCGACCGATTATGCCAGCGTGCGGGCCGACATCAACGAGCTGGCCCAGACGTTTTCGATCCGGGCTCTGGAGGTAGATCGTCTCTTTCAGGGAGCTCAGCTTTGCTCGGACCTGATGAGCGACGGCCTGCCGGTCGAGGCGTTCGGGCAGGGGTTCTATTCGATGGCGGCCCCGACGAAGCGGTTCATGGAGCTGATCGCCTCGGGGCAGTTCCGGCACGGGAACAACCCGGTGCTGCGGTGGATGGCGAGCAACCTGAGCACGGAAAGTGACGCGGCGGGGAACTTGAAGCCGAGCAAGAAAAAGAGTAGTGAGAAGGTGGACGGGATTGTCAGTGCCGTGATGGCGCTGGCGAAGGAAATGGGACCGGCGGACGACGCAGCATGGTATACACCTGGATCGCTCCTTAATTGATTCCGGCCAGTCACTTCCGCGAAACTCCCTTCATGAAGCGCTTCCTTCTCCGTGCCGCCCACGGCCTTGCCGCCAACGCCGCCAGCATCATTGCGACCGCCGCCCTGGCCGCGATCGGCGCCGGCTTCTGGATGGCGTGGCCGCCGCTCGGGCTGATTATTCCCGGTTCCATCGTGTTCGGCTGCCTGGCCCTCACCAGGTTGCGAGGATGATATGCAGCTCGTTTACCTGTACGCAGTAAATGGACTAATCGAGCTGCCTGGGCGAAGCCCCGACGCTGACTTCATGGACCGATGCCGAATCAAGTCGCATCGGCGGACCTACTGGCCGATCACTTTCGGAAAATGCTGGCCGTTACAGGAGGCCCGCGTCGATGCTTGACCTCCTCTTTGGACCGAAACGCCGCGCCGACTTCGTGGGCTCTGGGTTCTCCTCCCTCTGGGGGGGAGGGCTCGGCGGCCCAGTGCGCACGCAGGCAAATGTAGAAGTAAGCGAACAAACGGCGCTGACCTATGCCGCCGCCTGGCGCTGCTCGCAAATCCTCAGCAGCGCCGTCGCCGGGCTCCCCCTCGTCACCTACTACCACCTGCCAGGTGGGAATAAGGAAGAAGCACGAGACCATCCTCTGTACGAAATTCTGAAGGACATCCCCAACCCCGATATGGATTCGATGGCCTGGCGCGAGGGCCGCACGCTTCACCAGCTCAATTGGGGCTCGGGGTTTTCCGAGATCGCCCGCAATCGCAAGGGCGACGTGGAAGCGCTCTGGCCGATTCACCCGGCGCGGGTCCGGCCGGTCCGGCGCGAAGAGCGCGACCAGAACGGCAATCCTCTGCTGCCCACCTACCGATACCGCGTGCGGAACAACGACGGCAGCGAAGTCGTGCTGCGCGCCGACGAAATGCTGCATATCCCCGGCTCGCACAGCGAGGATGGGATTTGGGGCAAGAGCATCATCGCGCACGCGCGCGAGTCAATTGGCATGGGACTGGCCACCGAACGGCACGGGGCGACGTTCTTCGGCTCCGGCGCGCAGCCGCCGGCTGTGCTTTTTTTGCCTGGAATGAAAGACCCCGAGGCGCGCAAGCAATTTCGAAGCGAGTGGGTCCAGGTTCACGGCTCGCCGGATGCTCACAACGTCGCTATCCTGCCGCCCGAGGGGAAATACGAGAAGCTCGCCTACTCTCCCGAAGACTCGCAATTCCTGATGACGCGGGTGCAAAATTGCCGCGAGGTTTGCCGCTGGTACGGCGTCCCGCCGTCGTTGGTCGGCGATCTCGAGAAAACCAGCTATAACAGCCTGGAACAGGACTCGCTTAATTTCATTGCCTTCTCGCTGATCCAGTGGATTCGCCGATGGGAAGGTCAAATCAAGCTGAAGCTCTATCGCCCCGAAGAGCGCCAGCGGCTATTCACCCAGCACGACATCGAGGCCCTCGTTCATGGTGACATGGCTTCGCGCTACGCGGCTTATAGCGTTGGCTTGACGAAGGGATTTTTAAGCATCAACGATGTGCGGCGGATGCTGAACAAAAACAGCATCGGACCGCTGGGCGATAAATACCGGGTCGAGCTGAACACGGCCCCGCTGGACACGCTGCAAATGGCCGGGCTGCCGGCGCCGGGGAAGACGGTAGCGACGGGCGGGGAAATCGAGAAGGGCGGAAAACCAGCGACCACGCCGCCGCCTGGGCAGATGCCCGACAAGCTCCTGGACGTGCCGGCCGTGCGGCAAATAACCGGGTACGATTGTGGGGCGGCGTCTTGCCGCGCGGTGGCCTTGTTCTGGGGCGTTGACGATGGCAAGACGGAGGAGGAGTTCATCGCGGACCTGGGCACGAAGCAGGTCGAGCCGATGAACGAGGACGGCACACACACGGCCTCGATCATCAAGTATTTCACCGAAAAGGGCCTGACCGTCACCGCGGGCGAAGGCTGGACGCTGGACGATCTTCGGCATTTCTGGGCTGCCGGCCAGCCGGTCATCGTGCCGATCCAGGATTACGGGACGCCGCCGGAGTTCGCCGAGTACCGGGAGAACCAGTCGGGCCACTACGTCGTGGTCAAGGGCTTGGGGTTCAGCCGGGTGGCTTGCATGGACCCGAGCGCCGACAATGCGGAGGCCGGCGGCCGACTGCCCGACAGCCTGCCCGACACCGACGCGGCCCCCGGCGAAGCGTGGATTCTCGAAGAAACCTTCATGGACTGCTGGCACGACATGGATGACGAAAACAAGGTGCTGGTCCAGTACGGAATCGCCGTCGGCCGCGGCCACGCTCCGCCCCCGCCGGCAACATCGCCCGCAACGGCGCCAGCAAAGCCTGACGTGGACGAACCGGAGCCGACGCCAGGACCGGCTGACAGCGACTCGCGGGACCGAGGAACGAAGACGACGGAAGCAAAAGCGGCCGCACGCGCGGCGCTCGCCGGGGTGCTGTCGAGGATGTTCGCCAAGGAAGCGAACGCGGTGCGGAGGTTTGCGGACAAGGCGGACTTCGAGGAACGGCTGGCCGACCATCAGGTGAAGAAACAAGGCGCCGCATTGAAGGCGGCAGTGTTCCCGATAGTCCAGGCCCTGGCGCTGGCCGGGTTTGAAAAACCGGAGAATTGGGAACTGAGCATCGCAATGAACTCGGAATCGTTGCTCAAAGAAGCCTACGATACTGACACGAAACCGCAATTCGCGGCACGGCTCGATGGCTGGGCGGCCGAGCGGACGAGGCAAGTGGTGGACGCCGTGCTGCCCATTGAGTCGGAGCCCGCGCCACTAACTCTACAGGCCGAGAAGCCGAAGTCCGTCGTCGTGCGTACCGTCAAACGCGATGGCCGCGGCAACATCGAGCAAGTGAAGGAGGAGCGCTTCGATGGCTAACATTCTCTATCGTTCCTTCAAGCGCGCCTTACTGGAGCACCGCATCGACTTCGAGCGCGACAAGATCAAGGTTATGCTCACGATGGATTATTTGCCCGACGATGGGCACGCGAAGCGTTCGGAAATCAAGGGCGAGGCAAACGCCGGACGGGGCTACGAGCGCGGCGGCAAGGCAATCAATGGCTTCGCGGTCAAGGACCAGGACGGTGAATGCGTGCTGACGGCCGACGATGTGACCTGGCCAGGCGCCACGGTTCAAGCGACAGGTGCCGTGATGTACCAGGATAACGGCAGCGAGGCCGAAGACGAGCTGGTCGCCTACTTCGACTTCGGCCGGATGGTTACCAGCATGGCCGGAGCGTTCATTTTGGCATGGGGAGCTGACGGGGTGCTGACGCTGTAAATTTGCCAAAGGAGTAACCGATTAACCTTCCGTCGATATTTGTAAATCCGATGAAGCTCTTGGGCGACTTGATCTACGGCAAAGCCGGTGGCTCCCCAGCCGTATTGACCGGCGACACCAGTAACACCCGCAAGTTTCTGCGCGAACTGTCGGCTGGCGGCGTGGCGGCAGCGCCAGTGTGGGACACGTTGCTGGCGGGCGACTTGACCGGAGCAATTCTAAAAGATGGCTCGGTGGCGTACACCGGGGCTCAGTCGATGGGCTCCCACCAGGTCAACTTCGTCACCGATCCGACCAGCGCCCAGGATGCGGCGACGAAGAACTACGTCGATAACGCCGTGCAGGCGCTGGCGGCGAAGGATGATTGCCAGACCGCCACGGCAACGACGCTCGCTGCCTACACCTACGCCAACGTCGCAACGCCGCCGTCCGGGGTCGGTGCCACGATCACCTTGACTGTGGCCGCCGTGCTGGTCCTGGACGGTTACACGGTCCTCTTGGGCGACCGTGTTCTGGTGAAGAACGAGACGGGCGGCAACGCTCCGTACAACGGCATCTATAGTTTGACTCGTGTTGGCGTCGCGTTGGGCGCTACCGCAGTCCTCACCCGAACCACCGACTTTGACCAACCGGGCGACGGAATCAACGGGGCGCTGACGTTCATCCTCAACGGCACAGCCAACGGCAACACGCTATGGAGTTGCACCGCCGCTGCCGCGATCACCTTCGGCACGACAAATATCAATTGGTCCGCGTTCACGGGCTCGACCTATACGGCCGACGAGGTTTCCTTACACCTGTCCGGGACCACCTTCAGCATCTTGAGCACTTGGGTAGGGCAAGCGGCGATCACGACGGTTGGGACCATCGGCACCGGGGTATGGAATGGAACTCCCGTCGTTCCGACCTACGGCGGGACCGGGCTTGCCACTTTGACGGCGCATGGGGTACTGATCGGCGAGGGGACAAGCAACGTCGCGGTGACGACTGCCGGATCGGCTGGGCAGGTGCTTACCAGCGGCGGGGCCAGCGCCGATCCGACGTTTAAGGCAGTGGCACTCACTAATACAAGCGCCTTTCTTGCGGCTACCTTCACGATGACCAACGGCAATCAATAGGACGCCGGCGCGTTCCGGCGGCAGGCCGAAGAAGAGGCGATGCTGCTGGGGCTGACAGACGAGGCCGACGAACTGGTGTTGCTCGGCCTGGCCGAAGACGTTTTCGGACTTGAGCGGGTCGCACAGGTGAG